GTTGCTAAGCAACACGACGATTCGCGGCGCCGAAGGTGGGGTGGCCTTATATACGACCCGGGGCCCGCTGAGCGCGCGGCCGACCGCGGGGATGGAGCCTCTCCATACAGAATTTCAAAAAATTTCGTAGCAAAAAGGTGTACCGACATGATTGAGTGGATTTTGCTGGTTTGGTTGGTGGTTCCTGGTCATCCCCCTGCCCCTGCGGTCGAGGCGGGCGTGTATCATCAGGAGGCCCGCTGCATTGCTGCCCGCGATTCTGTGCAGACTGAGCGCGAGGATGTTGGGTTTATTGCGGTGTGTGTGGAGCGGGATAAGTGAGGGTGAAAAAAAATTTCGAGCTTCGCTAGGTGTCGCGAAGGGGTCAGGTTTTTGGGGATCCTGTTAAGGCGCCTGAGTTTGACAGGCGAGGGTTTGAGGGGTGGCGTCAGAGGTGGTGGCGTTTGACTGGGTTTTGGCCGGGTGTTGATCGTTTGGGGCATTTGGTCGCTTTGGAGGTTGGGATATTGGAAGTGACGGAGGTTGTGCAGGATTGGCCGCCGAATATAGAGGCGATTCGTGCGGTGTTGCCGGTTACTGAGCGGAATATCTTTGCTTATGGTGGGAAGATCTATTCGCCCTCGAGGGGTGATTTGTCGCGCGAGTTGATTGCGCATGAGCGGGTGCATTTTCAGCAGCAGGGTGATTTGGTGGATTTGTGGTGGGAGATGTTTCTTGCTGATCCGGAGTTTCGGCTTACCCAGGAGATTCCGGCGCACAAGGCGGAGTACACGGAGTTTTGTCGGAATTGTAAGGACAGGAATCGTCAGGTGGAGTATTTGCGTTCTTTGGCGAGGCGATTGTCGGCGCCTATGTACGGTGGCATGATCGATTTCAAGCAGGCGATGAAGGCGATCCGTGGATGAATTGTGAGGAGTTTATTGACTCGATCAATAAGACCAAGATGCCGTTGGGTTATGGCTTGATCTACACGGATTTTAAGCGTGTCACCGGGCCGGTTGTTGAGGTTCAGAATCCGGCGTTTCAGCATCCGTTGCCGCTGGATGATCGTGAGGGGCCGTTGAAGTTGTTGATGGTTCCGACTGATGTTGTGCAGCAGGTGGTTTTGGATTTGCGGGCGATTGCGATACCCAGTATGCCGTTCTGGTTTCGATTTCCGGTGTGGAAATGAACGTGCAGTCGAGTTTACTGATGGAGGATCTGCTCAAGAAGTATGAGCAGATGACGCCTGAGCAGCGTGCTGAGCTGGATGCCACGATTGGCGATCGCTCAACAGGGAGGATGTGGTTTCCGACTGTTGGGCCGCAGCTTGACGCGGTCAATTGTGAGGCCGATGTATTGCTTTACGGCGGGTCCGGTGGTTCCGGCAAGACCGATTTGATACTCGGCCTCGCATTCACTGAGCACAAGCGCACGCTGATTATCAGGAAGCACTACGTTGATTTGACGGCCCTGACGGATCGGGCCAAGGAGATCAATGGCACGGACAAGGGTTACAACGGTTCGATTCCGCCAAGATTGCGCACCGTGAATGATCGCCTGATCGATTTTGGTGGTTTGGCAAAGCCGGGTGATGAGGAGCATTGGCAGGGTCAGGCGCACGATCTGCTCGCGATTGACGAGGTGGTGCAGAATCGTGAGAAGCAGGTGCGCTTTTTGATGGGTTGGGTGCGATCGGCGGAGGATGGGCAGCGGTGTCGGGTGGTTTTGGCCAGCAACCCGCCAACCACTTCAGCGGGCGACTGGATCATTTCGATGTTTGCGCCGTGGCTGGATAATCGTTACCCGAATCCGGCCAAGCCTGGTGAGCTGCGTTGGGTAGTCACGATGCAGGGCGATGGTGGTAATTCGTTCGATCACTGGATCGATGGCCCGGATGTAAAAATTGACTCAGGCAGGAAGAACCCGGATGGCACGATCAGATACCTCACCCCCGAATCAAGAACCTTTATCCCCGGAAAGCTCGACGACAATCCGTTTCTTGCCTCAGACGGTAAGTATGCGGCCAAGCTCGATGCGCTACAGGAGCCTTTACGATCGGCCATTCGTGACGGTAACTTCATGGCGGCCCGCCAGGACGAGCCCGACCAGCTCATCCCGACCGACTGGATCAGAGCCGCGCAAAACAGATGGCGCGACGATTACAACGGCCAGCCGCCCGTAAATGTGCCGATGTGCGCGATCGGTGTCGATGCCGCTCGCCAGAAGGACGAAACGGTGCTGGCGCCGCGCTATGACGGTTTTTATCCACCTGTTATTGCCGTCCCGGGCCATCAGACCCCGCACGGCCGCGATGTCGCGGCATTGGTTATCAAGCACAGGAAGCATAACGCGATTCCGGTGATTGACTGTGGTGAGATGAACGGTGCTGAGGCGTTTGCGCATCTCGAGGAGAATGGTGTTGAGTGTCAGCGCCATGTGGGCATGGATCCGTCCGTTGGCCGCACTAAACAGAAGCAGCTCAAGTTTTTCAACAAGCGCGCAGAGGTCTATTACCGCTTCATGGAGGCGCTGGATCCTGAGCAGGATGGTGGCTCACCGATTGCGCTTCCGGATGACCCGATGCTGGTTTCAGACCTGACCGCTGTGGCCTGGGAGCTGACCGCAAACGGCATCAAGATCACACCGAAAAAAGACGTAGTCGCTTTGCTTGCTCGTTCTCCTGACAGGGGAGATGCTGTGGTGCAGGCATGGAGTGCAGGCGCCCGGGCAGTTACACACTTGCATGAGTGGCGCAAAGATCAATTGGCGGGTACGATGCTTGGCAAAGCCTCGCGGCGACCTGCCGTAAATCTCGGCCCACGGAGGGGAGGGAGACACTAATGTCAGGACTCAAAAATACAGCCAAGCGATCATTCAATGCGTCTGTCGGCAAGGGCTGGAAAACCAACGACGAAATTCGCGCCGAGAAAAAGGCAAAAAAACAGAAGGCCATCAACAAGCAATTCGAGAATGCCAACATGCCGGATGAGCAGATGCTCAAGCTGATCGAACGGCGCAAGGCCGCCAAACGAGTAGGCTCACGCGCCTCGACGGTAATGACCTCCGGAGACACACTCGGATGAGACCTCAAGACCTTGTAGCACGCGGAATGCAGCTCTGGTCTGACCGCAAGGTCCTGACAACCTTGTGGCAGGAAATTGCCGACAACTTTTACCCGCAGCGCGCAGATTTCACCGTGACTCGCTATGTCGGTGAGGAGTTTGCCTCCAATCTGTACAGCTCCTATCCGATTATTGTGCACCGCGAATTGTCGACCTCGTTTGCAGCGATGCTGCGCCCGCGGGCAAAAGAGTGGTTTTCGATCTCGGTGCATGACGAGGACATGCTGACGCAGGCCGGCCACCAGTGGCTCGACTGGGCCACCAAGCGGATGCGCATGGCGATGTACGATCGCAAGGCGCAGTTCATCCGCGCCACGGCTGAGGCTGATGCAGACTTTGCCGCGTTTGGTCAGTGTGTAATTTCGCGTGAAATAATCTGGAGTTCACAGCGACCGCACTTGCTATACAGGACATGGCATCTGCGCGATTGCGCATGGGCCGAGAAATCTGATGGCACCATTGGCGAGCTGTATGTGAAATGGAAGCCGACCATCAAAGAGCTCAAAGAGATGGGCATGAAGCTGCACCCGAACGTCGAGCGTATGTCGATGCAGATGGGTGGCGATCTGCAGAAGATCGATTGCCTCAGAATGGTTGCCTCGACGGACGTCTATCAGGGCCAGCAGGACATAGCCAAGGGCTATCCGTGGGTGCTGAGCTACATCGACACTCTGAACAATCACATCATGGGTGAGATGCCGCAGAACTCCATGGGCTTCACGGTGCCAAGATGGCAGACCGTATCCGGATCCCAATACGCTTATTCCCCCGCCACTGTTGCCGGCCTACCGGACGCACGGCTGCTACAGGCCATGAGCCTGACGCTTCTCGAAGCCGGCGAGATGTCCGTGCGTCCACCGATGATTGCCACCCAGGACGCTGTCCGCGGTGATGTGCAACTGTATGCCGGTGGCATTACATGGGCCGATGTCGAGTACGACGAGCGCAAGGGTGATGTGCTCAGGCCGATCGCTCAGGATCGCAGGGGATTGCCGCAGGGTTACAACGAGCGCGACATGCAGATGCAGATGCTCACGCAGGCTTTCTACCTGAATAAATTAACGCTGCCGCCGCCAGAGGGCGACATGACGGCGTTTGAAGTAGGTCAGCGCGTAGAGGAGTATGTCAGGGCAGCCTTGCCACTATTCGAGCCGATGGAGCACGACTACAACGGCCAACTTTGTGAAGATACCTTCGACAGCCTTCTGCGCGCTGGCGCTTTTGGATCCGTGCAGGACATGCCACAAGAGCTGCAGGGTCAGGAAGTGCATTTCAAGTTTGTCAGTCCGCTGCACGACGCCATCGAGCGCAAGCAGGCCGCGGTATTCTACGAAACTGCAGATCTTCTCGAGAGGGCTGTACAGATGGATCCGACTGCCGCTTACAACGTCGACGTCAATGGTTCTCTCAGAGATGCCCTGACAGGTATCGGTTTGCCGGCCAGACACATGGTTCCTTTGGATCAAGTGCAGGCACAGGCCGACCGCGATCAGGAAGCCATGGAGATTCAGCAAGGCGCCGAAGTTGCCCAGAAGGGTGGCGCCGCGATCCGCGATGTTGCTCAGGCCTCGCAGTTGACTGGCGTTGATGTAGCTGCCTGATGGGAGAGATCCGCGACACGATTGGCGAGTGCTTGCCGAAAAAGGATCCTCTGGAGCGTCCGGACTACACCAACTTCGAGGTCATGGCGCTGCGCGCCTGCATGAACGGAAAGGCCTCAGAGCGGCAGCAAATTGCAGCGATCGAGTATATGATTCGCGCTGCTGGCACTCACGATACGAGCTACCGGCCAGGAGATCAGCACGGCACGACCTTCGCGGAAGGCAAACGCTTCATAGGAACCACTTTGGTATGGATGCTGAAGTCGGCCCCGACAAGGACGGATCCCGATAAAATTTCAGCGAGAGAGATAGAAGATGGCGGAAACAGACCAGACAACCGATAACCCGATCAACAATCCTGCAGAGCCAACCTGGTTCCAGCCGCTTGTTGGCGATGATGCTCCCGCGGAGCGTATTGAGCTGCTGAAGGGTTACGACACCCCGCAGGCCTTCCTCGAAGATTTTGAGAATACCAAGAACCGTGACTGGCGAGTCGACATCGCCGGCGACGACGCCAAGTTCAAGAGTCAGCTCGACAGGTTCTCGACTCCGGCTGACATGGGCAAGTCATTCCGTGAAGCGCAAGCCACGATCCGCGGTGGCATGTACAAGCAGGCCCCGGCCCCGGACGCGACGGACGATGACATCAAGGCGTTTCGCGAGGCGAACGGTATCCCTGCTGAGCCTGAAGGTTACTTTGAGAATCTGCCAGAGGGTCTGGTTGTTGGTGAGGCTGACAAGGAGATTTTCACTGACTTTGCAACGAAAATGCACAGCAAGAACGTATCTCCTGAAGTCATGCAGGAAGTTATTGGCTGGTACAACGGCTTCGCTGAGCAGCAGCAGGAGCAGCTCGCGGAGATCGATCACTCGCACCATCAGGAAACTGAGGACGCGCTGCGCAACGAGTGGGGATCTGATTACCGCACCAACATCAATATGGTCAGCAAGCTGCTGGAAACGACCTTTGGCGAACAGGCTAAAGACGCCATACTGAATGCTCGCGACGGTGAAGGCCGAGCAATTATGAATATCCCAGAGATCGTCAAGGGTCTTGCAGGCCTGAGCCGCAAGATGGATCCGCTGGCCAGGGTAATCAGCCAGAACAACGATCCAGCTCAGACGCTCAATAACGAGATCGCTGAGATCGAGAAATTTATGCGCACCAATCGCAAGGAGTACAATGCTGACCAGAAGATGCAGGATCGACTTCTGGAGCTCTACGACATCCGACTGGAGCACGACAAACGCAAGACTGGTTAAGGAGAACCATCATGGCAGCACCGTTGCAGCCCACAGAGCACATCGAGACCAATAACGACAATCAGCCGGAAGCGGCGATTGACACTGGCCCTGTTCAACCGGGTGATTCAATCGACTTCACAGCCTAGTAAGGAGGGGTCATGGCAAAGCTATTCAGGAAGGTCTTTGACATGAGGAAGCGCAAGCAGAGTGTCACCTATACCGGCATTGAGCCGGGTCGTGGCACCTCGAACGTCGCCTCACCGATTCCCGGCCGTGCTCGAGGTCGTCGCGCAAAAACTCCCCTTGGTGGAGAAACGGATCAGCTATGAGCGAATCGGCACCGCAGACGAAATATGTTGGCAGGCTATCCAGCTCAAAGCCGGCTAAGCCGAAAACCCCGTTCAGCGGCAAGACCAAGAAGGCCAAGAAAAAAGCAAAGAGCTACTGATGGGGAAGTTGCTAAATTCTAAGGCATTCAGGTGGTCAAAGCCTCCGACAGCATGGTCAATGGGCTACTTCGATCGTGGCAAAGAGAAGGCTGAGTTCGATGGCGTCGTATATGACTCGAAAACCGTGAAGGCACTCCGTCAGCGAGAGCTGGCCAAGGCCAACACGGTGATCGGTTCAGCGAATAGCTACACGTAGTTGACAACCTGGCTGATGCAGGGCTAAATTCGCAGTCACCACATCAAGCCGGCCAACCTCATTCGAGCCCCGGCGCCCCCCGGCCCCTGAGCCGGCAATGTGTGAGGCCCCGCAAGGCTAACCCTCACACAGCCAAGATCAGGCCAACCCGACCAGTGGAAATGGAAATTCACTTTTTTTGGGAGAGCCGACATGGCCGAAACTGCTTTTCAAACACAATACCGGCAGGAATTCATTGCCGGATTCGAGCAGCACCAGTCCCTATTGCGCGATTCGGTCACGACCGACTCCGTAATCAAGGGAAACGTAGCGACGTTTCTGGTAGCTGATTCAGGCGGTGCAACCGCTAAAACCCGCGGTGTGAACGGATTGATTCCGGCACGCGGCGACAACCTCGCGCAGCCTGCCTGCACGCTGGTCGAGTGGCATGATCTCGTTCGCAAGACCGATTTCAACATCTTCGCCAGCCAAGGCAATCAGCGCGCGATCATGCAGATGACCTGCATGGCCGTCATCAATCGCAAGATTGACTCTGACATCATCACCGAGCTGAACACCGGCACCATCAACACCGGCGCCGCCGCTGTCGTTACGCTCAACCTGTGTCTCGAAGCCAAGACCCGACTGGGTCAGGCCGATGTGCCGTTCGATGGAAACATCAATATGCTCGTCACGCCTCACTTCGAGGGCATGTTGCTGACGCTGGCATCGTTCACCAGTCGCGACTTCACAGCCAATGGGCCGATCGACAATACGCCCGAGGCATGGCGCGATCGCCAGCAGTCTTACCGCTGGCTCGGCATGAACTTTGTCGTTCACCCGGACCTCCCTGGCAAAGGCACCGCAGACGAGACCTGCTTCGCGTACCACAAGAACGCGATCGGTCACGCTTACAATGCCGACAACATTGAGGCGCGGGCGGGGTATGACGAGGAGCAGGACTATTCGTGGTCTCGTTGCTCGATCTACATGGGCTCACAGTTGCTCCAGAACAGTGGTGTTGTACTCGTACACGCTGTCGGAACGACTCTAACCGCGTAAGGAGATTCGCATGGCTTACAAGTCTGACAATCTGCAGCAAATGTTTCCCCGCATGGGTACTGGCGACAATGCGGCCGCTGATGACGGTGGTTACGCCGTAGCTCAGTGGTCGTATCGAGCTCTCACCGCTGACAACACGCTTGGCAACATGCAGGCCGCGTCCTTCATCACTGATGGACACGACAAAGGCCTTCGGGTCGGTGACGTAATCCTCTTTGTTGAGGACACGGTCGACGCATCGTGGGGCCTGGTGTCTGCCATCGACGCCGCTGGCTTGGTGACAACCATCATCGTCAGCAACCCATAAGCCTAATTGACGTAACAAAGGCTTAGGCGCGACAATGCGAGGGGCAGGCTCATCCGGGTCTGCCCCTTTCTTGTTACGGAGACCAGTAATGGCAGAAGCAGCAGTAAAAGAACAACCAGTCGAGGAAGTAAAAGGGGAGCTCATCCCTATCACACAAGCTAGATTCGGCCTCGAGGTTGAAGCAGCAAATCGATGGCGTGTAAACGTGCCGATGTCGGTTGATCGCGACGACCTTCTCAACGAAAACTACTGGCAGCACATTGCCACATCGCTCCGCCCTGGAGATGAGATCGTTGCTATGCCTGACAATATGGCGTGGAAGGATGTATTCCACGTATGCGGCGCAGGCCGCCTGTACGCCCACGTTGTCAGAATTCAGCAGTTCGAGCTCACGCCTCTGGAGCAGGCGGTATCCTTGCCTTCGATCTATAAGGTCGAGTTCAAAGGATCACATCACAAGTGGGCAGTAGTGCGCGGAGATGTTCCATTGAAGGATGGGTTCGAGACTGAGTCACTTGCTCGGCGGTACGCGGCAAACCATGAGTCAGCCGCAGGCAGATAGCCGATCAAGGACTGAACATTAGCGCAGGGATGCGCTGGCGAGGAGTAGTAAATGACATCCAAATTAGCTCTTTACAACGGCGCTCTGAACGTACTCGGAGAGCGCAAACTGGCCTCCCTGACTGAGAATCGTGAGCCTCGCTACAAGCTGGATGACATCTGGGATAACGATTTGATAGATCGAGTTCTGCAGATGGGCCAGTGGTATTTCGCGCAACGCACCGTAGAGCTGTCGGCAAATCCATCAATCACGCCAGCCTTCGGCTATCAATATGGCTTTGACGCTCCAACTGACTGGATGCGGACGATGGCCGTCTGTTACGACGAGTATTTCAACCTTCCATGCACACGCTACTCTCGAGAGGGCGCGTGGTGGTTCTCTGACGCTGAGCTGCTTTACATCAAGTACGTGTCGAATGACGTACAGTTTGGCGGTGATTTCTCACTCTGGCCGCCGAACTTCACCGAGATGGTCGAGCACTACATGGCCATGAAGGTGGCGCCTCGGCTTACTGGCATAGACATATCCGATCAGTCGCTATTGGCAAAATACAAAATGTGGCTGTCTGAGTCCAAGGCAACAGATGCCATGGAGGAGCCAGCAAAATTCGCTCCCAAGGGTGGTTGGGCAAGCTCGAGGCGAGGCAATAGCTCGTCAGGTGATCGAGGCAAGCGCAACCAGTTGATCGGGTAGCCTGATGACGATGGGTGAAAAGGTCCTCCTCGCCTTTAACCGGGGAGTTGTATCAAAGCGCGGTCTGGCTCGAATAGACCTAGATCGCATGGCCATGTCGGCCGAGATCCAGAAAAACCTCATACCGCGGGTCCTCGGGTCCGCGATGTTCCGTCCGGGCTTGAAATACATCGACAGCATGTTCGAGGACCTCAACCTTGTCAGGCAGATGCCGTTCATCTTTGGATCCGAGGATACGGCGCTGATTGAGTTTGGGCAGGGCAGCTACATGCGGATCCGTGTCGATGATGAGCTGGTGTCGCGCGTAGCTGTTTCGGCCGCTGTTACCGATGGCGGTTTCAACGCTGCCCTGGGTGTTGGCGTCAATGACTGGCAGGACGATTCAGAGTCAGGCTCAACTGCGAGCTCAGGCACAGGCGACCTATTGCTGTCAGGATCAGGAGAGACTTACGCCAAGGTGACGCAGCGTGTCGAGGTTGGAGTTGGTGAGCAACTGGTCGAGCACTCGCTCTCTATCTCGCCGCGCATAGGTCCGGTGCGATTGCGCGTCGGCCAGACATTGAACGGTGACGAGCTGGTGTCTGAGACACTCCTGGAGAAGGGCGCTCACAGTATCGCTTTCATACCTCAGCAGGATCATTTTTTCATTGAGCTTGCTACCGATCGCGAGTACACCGTGACGGTAGGCGGTTGTGGCATCACCGCCGCTGGAGTGCTGCAGTTCTCGACTGGGTGGTCAACCGAGTCTCAGGTCGCATCAGTGCGGTGGGCTCAGTCAGGAGATGTCATCTATTGCGCTGCTGATGGCCTGCAGCAAAAGAAGATCGAGCGCCGCGAATACGTCGACCTCAGTGTGTCTTATCCGCGATCATGGTCGGTGGTTGACTATGGCCCGGAGGACGGCCCGTTCAATGTCCTGAATGTATCTCAGACGACGATCACGCCATCCGCGATTGCTGGCGACATCACGCTGACAGCATCAGAGCCAATCTTCGAGCAGACCATGGGCGGCAGTATCTTTGGTGCAGGAGCTCTTATCCGTATTGACTCTGTTGGCCAGACTGTCACGAATGGCATCAACGCAGACGACACGTTCACAAAACCGATTCGCGTAACAGGCAAGGGCGCGGCCAGAGACTTCTTGGTAATTATCGAGAATATCCCGCCAGGATCAGCAACGGTAACGCTGCAGTTCTCTATTGGCACCGACTCTGGACCTTGGACTGACTGGTCGCCTGTGTGGACAACGAACCAGAGTCTCACGATCTCCGATGGTCAGGACGATGTTGTAATTTATTACCGGCTTGGCATTAAGGCCGGCGATTTCACATCTGGCCCAGTCAACTGCACGCTCACCTATCCCGGTGGAACCATTCAGGGCATCGCCCGCATGACAGGTTATACCTCGCCAACGGTTATCGACGCCGTGGTGCTCAGCGACTTAGGATCAATCACTCCAAGTAAAGACTGGAGCCTTGGCCAGTGGAATGGTGGCATGGCAAACGGCTGGCCAGACACAGTAGAGCTGCATGAGGGCCGGCTCTGGTGGGCCGGTAGGGATCGCATCTGGGCATCTGTATCTGATGGCTACGAGTCTTATGACGACAACCAGGTTGGCGATGCTGGACCGATCAATCGAAACATAGGCTCTGGACCGATCCGCACAATTGCTTGGCTGAAATCATTTGGCAAGCTGTTGCTCGGAACCTCAGATAACTCAGCGAACCTAGATGCAGCCAGCATGGATGGAAACAGTCCATTGAGCGTACGCTCGAGCTCGTTCGATGAGGCAATCACGCCAACCAACTTCAACATCCGAAAAATCAACTCGAAGGGCGTATTCGTTGATCGCACTGAGCAGCGACTCTATGAGCTGGCCATTGGCACGGATCAGGAGTACCAGTCTGCTGATCTCAGCATCTTCGCGCCTGACTACAACGTGGCTGGCATCCGGCAGATTGCTGTGCAGATGAAGCCAGACGTTCGAGTGCATTGCGTGCGTAATGACGGCACTGTCGGGATGTTGGTCTATGACCGCGCCGAGAACGTCATCTGCTGGTGTGAGGTCGAGCTCGGTGGACCCGGCAACTGGTGCGTTGAGGATGTCGCGGTTCTTCCCGGGGTAGTCGAGGATCAGGTCTATTACACGGTTAAGGGCTTCAACAGCGCACAAGGCGAGGAGCGATTCCTGCTGAAGTGGTCCAAGGAGAGTGAGGCGATCGGTGGTCTGAATAACTACATGGCAGACGCATGGGGCCAGTACACCGGAGTTGCAACTGACTTCCTGACAGGGCTGGAGAGACTGTCTGGCCTGACAGTGTCGATCTGGGCTGATGGCGCTGACCGTGGCACAGCTCAGGTTACTCAGTTCGGCACACCTGGCGAGCTCGATCTGTCTGGACTCGATGGTGCACCTTACACAAACATCATTTATGGGCTGCCGTACACTGGCCAGTTCAAGAGCGCCAAGCTCGGAGAGATTCAAGGCATTGGCCTGATGGAGCGCAAGAAGATCAGCCGCTTGGGATTCATTGCCGAGAACCTTCACTATCAGGGGATCCAGTACGGCCCCGATTTCAACACCCTCTACGACATGCCATTGGTTGAGCAAGGTCAGGTTACAGCCGATGACTTTATCTGGGAGGACTACCATGAGGACAATTTCTCTTTCGGGGGAGATTGGAAGCTGGATTCACGCATATGCCTGCAATTTCAATCGCCAAGACCGGCGACAATCCTGGCTGCAACAGCAGAGTTCGAGTCGATCGAGAAGCGGTCAAGTCCAAGATCACGACGAGGTTAGCCAGTTCGGCTGACATCGAAGCGTATTTTGGTGAACCTCCAAGGGTGACGATGCGCGCCTATGTCGCTCTTGTTGACGATGAAGTTTGCGGTGTAGTCGGTGTTGCGCGAGAAGGTGACATCGGCAAGTTCTTTGCGGACTTCAACGAGAAGCTGGAACCATATCTGTCCGGCCCTGCAGTCATGCGGATCGTCAAGAAGTCAATGAGATTTTGCGATGCCTACCGCGGGCCGGTAATCTCCATCGCGGAACACGCCGAGGGCTGCAGGATACTGTTTCGACTCGGATTCACACACCTTGAAGGGGAGTATTACGCATGGCTCAGATAGCAGTCGCAGCCGTACTTGCAGTCGGCGCCCTGTACAAGGGAGCTGAAGCCAAGAAGCTCAAGGATCAGGAGGCACAGGGTTACACGGATGCGTCGTATCGTCGTCTAGCAGCAGCGTCCCGAGATGTCTCCGAGGAGGAGCGCAACAAGGAATTCATGTACTCACGGGCGCTGGCATCATCAGCCGCGTCAGGTGGTGGCACTGGTCATGGTGTAACAAAGTTACTGGCAGACCTGAACGCAGAGGGCATGTATCGAATGATGTCGAGGTTATGGGTCGGAAAGGATGAGGCAGAGGGCCTGCAGTTCCGTGCCGAACAAGCTCGCAGAGAGGGCGATGCCGCCGTGAAGGCCTCCTACATCAATGCCGTCACCTCAGTTGTATCTTACGGCGCGTCCATGGGTGGTTGGGGCGGTGGTCCTCCATCTGCTGCGTCCGCTGGAGCATCCGCATCAGGAGCGGTTTCAGCTCAGGGCTATCCGATGTCACCTGTCCCTGCAGGCAGCGTACAAACAAAGCTCTGGGAGTAGTAGATGGCAACGCAGCAAAACTATCGGGTTGATTCGTTTGTCGGAGGGCTGGCCATTAAGGCGCCAGTCAAGACGGTATCGCTTGCCAACATTCCGTCGCCTTCTGGAACTGGCGGATTGGTTGGTGGCTACATCGTTTCCGAGGGCGATAGGGTTTTGCTGGCAGCTCAGGCCGACCCGATCGACAACGGCATTTACACCGTCGAGAGTTCGGCATGGCAACGCGCCGGCGACTTCGATGGCAACCGCGACATTGTTGGTGGCACGATTATCCCGGTCTGGCGTCAGTCGATGACTGACATCGTGCTGTATCAGGTCGACGGAGTGCCGAGTCCTATCATCATCGGTCAGGACGACATCGACATTATCCTGTTTTTCGATCCGACCCTGGCTGGTATTACCGAGGCTCCGATCGATGGCTCGAGCTACGTGCGCAACAATGCCGGGTGGGTTGCTGAGTCCGCTGGATCCTTGCCTTCTCCAGCAGTTAGCTCGGTTCTTGCCGGCGACGGTGCAGGCAATAACTGGGTTATTGCAACCGACATAACGATCAACTCAGCGTCAGGTGCGCTGATGACAGAGTCGACGCTTGGCGTCACAGATGGCACTAACCAGTACACGCTCTCAGTCAATGCCGGTGTTGCCAATCTGATTGGCACGGTCGGCATCACGCACGTTGAGCAAACAAAACCATGGCGGAACCTCGGCTCGATCTACATTGGCGAGGCAGCCTCCGCCGACACTGATTTTGCAGCCCTTGGCCAGTTCTGGGTGCAGTCAGAGGTCGACAACGTACCGATGTTTACCAGTGACGCCGGCACCGATCAGCTTCTTGATCCATCACGCTCTGACGTCAACCTGCAGAATGGCAACTACACGACTGTCCTGGCTGACAAAGGCAAGACAATCCGTAAGGACGCCGGTGGCGCCGGCGAGACTTACACGATCGCTGCAGAGGCTTCAGTCCCGTACAAGATCGGCACCTTCATCGCTTTTGACAATGACGGTGGTGGCACCCTGACAATCGCGATTGGCGGCACTGATACGCTGATCTTTGCCGATGACGGCTCGACCGGATCTCGGACGCTGGCTAATGGCGGCTACGCGGTAGCCTTCAAGAACGCCGCTGGCCAATGGAAGATCGCAGGGAAGCAGCTCACATGAGCGCCCTTGCACTGATGTATCGTGCGGTAGCTGGAGAGGCTGGTGTCTGCACGCCGCAGTTCATTGGTGATCCGTATGAAGCATTCGACAGTTATCCATCTCCAGCTCGCCCGGGCATAGAGATCGAGACAGATGGCACCATCACGCGATTTACCAGTACGACCAACAACATCCTGATTGGCCGGTGGGATGGCGGCTGCGGCACGCTGAATATGGCTGATTATGATTTTCGCATTGACGGTGGGCCGGGAACCCCAGACCCGATCGAGTACCCAGAAGGAGTTTGGCATCCTGGCGTCAACACAATTTTCTGGCTTTTGAATGTCGTTGGCTCTGGCCTGCAGATCTACACAGGGACCATCAAGATTCGCCCAACTGGGGGCGGTGACACCATTGATATCGCCACCGTTACGATCGAAGCTGACCTGACTTAGGAACAAATATGGCAACACTTCCATCAGTATTGGACTACGGCGCTAGACCTAGCCTGCGTAGCAGCCGCGTTGACGTTCCCGGCAGCGGAAACATGGAGATCGCCAGTGCTCTGGAGAATGCTGCCAGCAATTTCGCGAGAATCTCTGTCGAGAATAAGCAGAAGGATGACGCACTCAGCTACTCCAACGCCAAGAATGAATACCTGATTGCCGACATTCAGGAGCGCGCAAAACTCAAAGAGGACAAGGATTACTCTACGTTTGACGCCAGATACAGGGAGGCGATGAAGGGCCACTATGCCCGCATCTTCCCGACCGTCACTGGCAAGCGTGACCGCCTTGTATTTGATGCCGAAGCTCGCCTGATGAACGAGCGCGGTGTTGTCGAGGTTAGTGAGCTCGGCCGCAAGAAGCGGGTCGACTACGAGGTTGGCAAGTATTACGCCGACACCGAGATCAACAAACAGGCGATGCTGGTAGAGCAGTCGCCAACAGTCGTGAACGACATGATGATGACGCAGTCCGATCGCGTCGATGCCATGGTTGCCGCTGGCTTTTTTGATGAAACTGATGGTCAGGCAGAGAAACAGCGCGTCGTGCAGGCATGGGCCTACGATCGCCTGATTGACATGGATCCTAAAATGCGTGCGCAGATGCTCGAGCGATCGATCAATGGTCGAGAGATGGGCGGCCCGGTCACGCCAGAGGACATCCGTGCCGGCAAGGGCACAGACTCGGTTGCAGACTTCCTGCACTTTGAGACCGCGGTCAAGATGCTGCGCGAAACCCAGACTGAGAATGAGATCGACGATGAGAATGCAGCCGCTCGGTCGATCGTCGACATTGCCTATGAGCAGCACCCTGACAATTTCGAGGCTGCTAATATCCTGGCCAGACAGATGGCCAAGGATCAGAAGCTCGATGGCAGCACCCGCGAGCGCCTCGAGTCCATGCTTACCGGCGCCAGCAATGAGGTCACGCGCAATAAGAACGCTCTGCAGGAGCGGATAATCACCGAGAACACGGATCGGATTGCCAATGGTTCTCGATACGAGGACATCTCTGGAGTCGAGCTATCGAAGCTGGAGCCGCACCAACGAGCTGCGCTTGAGACTTTTGCTATCAGCTACTCAGAGGGCCGCGAGGGATTCGCTCGGCCAACAGAGGTACGGTGGACGCTTGACCCGGATGGTGGCAACTCCTATGCAGCATGGCGCAACCTGACACAAGAGCAGAAGTCGAGGACGATGCTCGATGATGCCGCGTGGAAGTCTGTATTTACCCGCCGAGAGTGGCAGTCGTTGAAGGACGAGCAGGACCTTATCAAGAGCGGTAAGCAAACGACACTACCCGGCGGGCTGACCAATCAGCAGATGGTCAATGCGCTGCTCGTTAGTAAAGATTTTATTCCGCAGACCGGACGCACCGATGCAGAGGCGCAGCGATACCAGCAGGCGCTATTCAACTTTGATGCTGCCGTGCAGGCAAAGCAAACGGAGCTCGGTCGCCCGCTAAGCAATGACGAGCGCCGCATTGAGTTAGCCCGTACCATGGTCCCGATTGCATTCATTGACCGAGACTTCTTCACATCGGACTACGATCTGGACGAGGCCAAGCCGGTCGCCATTATGACGCAAGACGAGCTGGACAAGGCTTACCTACCGTTGGCCAGGGCTGCCGTGCAGGAGATGGTGATTAACGGCACCGAGCTCACGGTTGAGGAAGTTCTGCGCCAGATGGCACGCGAGAATGGGGTCGCTAAGCCGAGCAATAACAATCTCGAGAGGGCCTTCTTTGCTCTCGACAATGGGCTCGGGGATGACGAGGTTATCCGCAGACTCAAGGGTGAGTGATGAGCGTCACTGAGGAATACCTTAGACAGAAGCAGGAGCGTGAGCGCGGGTTTGCCCTGAATGTCGCCAACGATATGGAGGTTGACCCGGATCGCGCTTCCCGCGTATTCGCAGTCTCCGCCAAGACAAAACTGCCAGAGTACGTTGTCGACGCGGATCTCGATAATATCGAGAAGCAGGTCAAGCGCAACGAGTTCAACTACGAGAACTACACCGACGCCGTCAATGGTGCCCCGGTGTTCAACAAATTCGCTGCTGAGCATCCCTACAATCTTGCCGTCCTAGAGCGCGACCGCCGCAACCTGACACGCCTTGAGCGATCACTGGCGCCAGTCTTTCAGGGGTGGGACAAGGGTTGGGCTACGACAGAGATGGCCGAGATCGTTGGCCGGCAGATGGAGACACCTGACGAGCCACAGTCTGAGGCGGACATGGCCCGCCTTAAAGAGCTCAGGCAGCTCATGGAGGGCGACGACACCAGCAAGGGCTTCACCAAGTTTCTGACCGGCATGGCAAACCAGCTCCCGATTCAGGGAACTATTCTTGCCCAGTCAGCGGACGAGGCCATGATGGGCGGCATGATAGGTGGCAGCATCGGATTAACTGGAGGCTTCGGCATTGGCGCTGTGCCGGGTTTTTTCGGTGGTATCGGTGCTGGCGCATGGGCCGGCAGGACAATGGCGGCAGGTCAGCTCGAGCGAGCTCTGGCCTTCGATCAGTACCGCGAGGCAGGCCTCGATCAGAAGGACGCCATGCTGGCTGCTAATGTCGTTGGTGTGGTCAATGGTGCCCTTGAGTCAGTCGGTATCGGCGCGATTACCAAGAAGCTGCCGGGATTCAGAGCAGTACAGCGTGACGCTACTGGCGAGATTGTCGATCAGCTACTTACCAAACCAACCGTGAAAAACGCCTTTACAAGGCTTGCCATTAACTATGGCGAAGTGCAGGCGACAGAGATGCTGACCGAGTCAGCTCAGGAGGCCACAACAGCCTGGGCAGGCGAGATCCTCAAGGCAGACGCCAGAGAGCGCGGCGACATCCGTCCTGAAACCGAAGCCATGACCGGCGAGGACTGGAAGGAGATGTTGCTAAGCACCATAGAGCATACCTTCTACGGCACCGCGCTGATCGGTGGCATGGGTCCTGCTACCCAGTTCTACGGTGACGCCAAGAAGGCCCGCAGCGCCAACCAGATGTTGCAGGCCTACCAGACGCTTGGGGAAACATCCAAGGAGTCTACGACCCGCAAGGAAACGCCAACCAAGTGGACAGACTTCGTCAGCCGCCTCAGTGACGCTGGCCAGAACAAGACCATCCAGATCGAGGCGACAAAGTTTAGGGAGTATTTCCAGTCGCAGGGAATGGATGTGGAGGAGACAGCCAAAACTCTCGGTGTTAGTCCGGAGGCCTTGAAAGAAGGCACCGAGGTCACTGGATTCATCGATGTGCCGATCAAGGAGTACCTGCAGACCATTGCCCCGACCGAGCACCACAACGCCCTGATAAAGGATTTGCGTACAGACTCCGAGCAGTTCACAGCCCGGGAGGCTGAGGCCTTCTACGCCAACGAGAAGGAGGCAATGAAAACGGTCGAGGGAATGGCCGAGAGTATTGCCGGAGACTTTGCTCAGGACGAGCAGATAATGACTGACGTCATTGGCCAGCTTCGAGCACTGAACTACTCAGGCGATGCTGCCTCGAAGTCTGCCGAGATACTGCGTGGCATTCCGAACCTGGCAAGGCAGGAAGGCATAGAGCCGCTGGTGCTGTTCAATCAGGTATTCGGTGGGGTGAAGGGCCCGCGCAACGAGAACCTGAAGCCGCAGGACATTGATGCGCAGGTCGACCCTTACCTTGACATGATCCGAGCTGGTGACATACCGACGCAGCGGGACATCTTTGGCCCATCGCTGCTTGATTTCATCTCTCTGCGCGGCGGACTTGTACCCGACCCAGAGCTAGATGCCCGGGACTTTCGCGCTCAGGCGGTCGCCAGCGGACGTCTGGGGGCCATTCGCAACGATGGCGACACACTCGATGGCATGGCGGAGGCTGCGCAAGAAGCTGGCTTTATTGCGGAGCGGGACCCGAACCTGCTGCTCGATGCGATTGACCGCGAGCTCGGTGGTAATTCCGTCTATAGCACTCTGGATACCGACGAGAGCAAGCAGAACCTCGCCGGAATGCTGGAGGATCTGAGCAATGCTCTCGATGAGGAGGGCATTGACATTGATACGATGAGCAATGCGGAAATTCGCGCAAAGCTCAAGATTGGCAGGACCTTCAACCAGATCGATACCGACGAGCTGAACGCCCTCGGTGACTTGGTATTCAACCTAGTTGTTACCGAGCACACCGAGCAGGGGCGGGACTTCTCGCATTACCGAGAGAATATCGACACAACTCTGGCCAGGGCTGAGGTCCTGCTCGCGCAGAAGCAGGACGCGCTGGCAAAGCAACAAGATTTTGGCGACGTCACGATTACTGATACATTCACTCACCGGGGGAAGGTGAAAACACGGACTGTTAAAGCAAATGTTGAGTACGATCGCACCGTCAAGCGCCGTAACCTGCTGAAAAAACTAATGGATTGTTTGAATGGCTAAACGGAAAGTCAGCGACTCCGAGTACCTCGAGATGATCGAGGGCGGTGATCTCATTGAGTCTGAAGCGGAGCCTATGACCATTGAGCGATTCGGTGAGCTGCTTGAGAAGATGGACGCCCTCGTACAAGCCAGCCAGGAGCGAGCTGAAGCAGACCTCGCCCGCAGCCAAAGCCAACTTGAAGTGCTCGCTACCCTGCAGGCACTTATTCGTCAACAGAACGCAGGACCCAAGGGGTCGCCAGTTGACTTGGCCCCATTGCAAACCGTCCTCACAGAGATCCAGACCGCCAACGCAGAGCGTGGCCGGATCACCTATGAGTTCGATGTTCAGCGATCAAATCAGGGATATATCTCAAAAATTGTGGCAACGCCGCAGGGACGCACTATTAACTAGGAGCTAGGAATGACCACTTACTACACACTCGAATACAGCGGCCGCGCAGGCGGTAGCTTTGCCGAGGAAGGCGCTTTTGTCACATGGAACGCTGCCGCTGACTCAGGCTTTATTGTTTGGGACATCGACCTCGGTGGTAATACTGGAAAAATGGCTATCGCGATCATTGACGGATCAATCGTCCCTGATGCAGCGGACACCTTGACCCAGGGTGGCGTCACGGCTGATGTGGACACCTCGAACTTGCTGTTGTATCCGGCCTACGCTCGCGATGACGTAGCGGTGGCTGCGAGCGGCGCAGTTACATGGACCGGCCCTGCATTGGGTGCAACGCACAGCTTCTTCTTCGATGGTCAGACATCCAACGTGGTGGCTGGAGAGATCCTGACTTTCTCTGGCGGCGAACAGTGTGAAGTCATTACCGTCGAATCTGATGCCGGCGCTACTGGTGAACTGTCAGTCCGCTTCATAACTGACCTCGATGCCAGCATTCCTGTCAACAACGATACTTTCACTGGCGACATCGCCGGCGACGGCACACTGAATGGCGAGGTACATCCTCGCGCTTACAGTCCGCTTGAGCTGCACAGGCTCCTGTCTGATCTCAACGATGACGAAACGATCGCCGGCGACGATGATCTGTCGATCATTGATCCGACCGCATCAGATCGATCAACGGACGAAATTATCCGACTGCTTGGCGCTGTGAATATCAACGATACCGTCGCGCAGCATATGTACGGCGGGTCCATCGATCAGGGCTCAGGCAATACGCGCGAGCTGTACTCTGGCCTTGGTGTGCAGGTAACGACGCCTCTTGCTACGACTCGCCCGATCCTGATTCAGGAAGATGGGATCATCACGGATTACTGGAACAACGCCTACATGCCTGATTCGGTACGAGGCAAGGTCCGGATCTTGGTCAAGACGATTGAGGCTGGTGTCCGCATCGACGGCCAGCGAGTCAAAGGCAAGCTGCTCGAGTATGGCGAGAACTACTTTGAGGGCTTCACGACACTCGGTACTGCCGAAACCTCGCTCGCATTGTTCTCATCTGGTGACGCGAACAACAACACGGCTTCCGGCACGGTTGCTGCTTACTCGCCAGTCCTTACTGAGGGCTACCAGGTGCTCGATTACAACGAGGGATCTGGCACCACGCCATTCGGCCTGTCGATTGATTTCGACACAGAGAATGCGCTCGAGACTTACGAGTACACCAAGTACATCCAGAGGCGCGGCACGGCCGAGACCCTGTTTGGTCGCAACGCTCAGTTGTTCACTGGCTTTAATCGTAACTTTGCCTACGACGCGGAGAGTGGCAACCTGACTGAGCCAGAGGTTCTGGCCTACGGTACTGAGGTCCCATACACCGGCGAAACATCTGGTCCGTTTGTCATTGGTGACACCATTGAGGGCGCAGGCGGCGGTCGCGGTCGAGTCATCTATCTTGATGACCAAGGAACGACTGGCACGCTGATCCTGGCTGACGTCACTGGCACGTTCAACAACACCGAGGCATTGACCACGCTGCGCGGCGCTGCAGAAACGACTGCAACCTCTGGCACGGTAGTCAATAACTCAGCATCCGGTCAGATCTTCGCTTACGCGATCTTTGATAACGGCACAGATGGCAACATCTACGGCCAGCAGCTCACTGGTGTTGTTCCGGCTGACAATCAGACGCTTTACGGTGCTACCTCGCTGCAGACAATCGATGTTGCTGGTGCAATTTCGACTCGAACGATCAACAACCAGTTTGTCGGTCTGTTTACTGGCACCAACTTCCAGACGAACTTTGGCATTGCAATCGATCCTACAGACGCGATTGCCGGCGACAGCTTCCCGAACCTGCTGGAAGTCACGATTGCTCCGCCAGACAATCGCTCCGGTACGGTTACAAACCTTGTCTCTGGCGACTACGTCACCGTGTACCCATGGGACGGATCGACACTCGACATCAACGGCGATGCAGAGCCAGACTTCGACGAGATGACAATAACCGTCACGCTCGCTGGCGGCGAAGGTATCGTTACTGTTGGCGGCGGCAACATCCCGGCGAACACTCCTGCAGCAGGCTTCCTGCGACTTGAGCGCGACTCTGACGGCAACTACGATCTGCTGGAATACAGCTCGTATGTAGCCGGCACAGGCGTATTCACTCTCGTCGGTACGGTTCCGAACGCTGCAACCTCTGGCAACAATCTGTTCCGAGCGTTCATCGATGAGCAGACCTTTACGACCAGTGAGTCGTACACGGCAACCTATACGACTCCAAACTCGGTGGCTGTGACGGTACGCCGCGGTGGATCACCGGATCCAATCAAGACGTTTAAGACGACTGCATCATTTGGCGCCTTCAGCATCTCGACGATTCGGACTCCGGATGCGTAAACATGAGGACAATCTGCACAAGATGGGACGAGGCACAATTACCGCCTGATACTGAGTGGCGCATGTGGCGCCAGTTGCGCGGCGCCTACGGTATTGATGTGTTCAACGTCACGCCAATCGTCCCTGTCATGTCTGGTGTAAGCATCGGGCACTTCTCCACCATGGAGGAGTGCCTCGATGCCAGCACTGGCATCCGTATTTTCTTTGAGCCAGATGGGGATTGCGCACTGTCAGATATTCCATCCGGAGACAAGGTTCTCGTTTTCGGTAACACCAATCAGGGCAACGGTCATCTGTCTCGCCCGGAAGATATTTGCGTGAAGATTCCGAGCCTGAATCCAACTGATCTATATGGCGTCAACGCTGCTGCTATTGTCCTGCACTACTTGCACGGACAATGAGCACAGACCTCCGCACAACTCTCAACGCTTGTGACTCGGCAACCGGATTTCTCGGTGACGGTCCAACGCCAACCGTCAACACGACGACCGGCCAGCGGTATGAGGGCTCCGGCTCGATCCAGTCGCAGCACACCAATGCCGACGAGCATATGTACACGACATCGATCGGCGGCACTCGAGACCTGTCGGACTCAACTGTCTACTGGTTGCTGAAAGATAACCTCGTCGACACCTATGCGAACGGCGGCACCCAGGGAGTAATTGGCGACGGCACAGATCGTATCGGTTACGACATGGCCGGCAACAATGCGGTCGGCCTGCCGCTAGTCCCGTTCTATAACGCCTACAAGCTGGATGTCTCCGTGGTCGTGGCGACACCGGGATCGTTCAATGCCTATGCAGGAACCGAGGCAAACCTCGACCAGACAGCAATAACATCGGTCGGCATTGGCACCCTTCACCTTGCCAAGGCGGTTGGTAACGTAGCCAACATCTTCCTTGACCGCATGAGCTTCCACACGAACGGCGCCTATGCGCTGCGCATCAATGGCGGTACGTCAGGCACTCCAGAGACCATGGCCGATGTGCAGGGCGATGACGTCACGAACGGTTGGGGTCTCACCAATAACCCGCTTGGTGAGCAGTACGGATTTTTTGGGTCTACCGAGTGGGGCGAGCCTGCCGCCAACGCCGATGCGTATTTCACGGCGACCGGCGAACAGTGGTTCTGGATCGGTGACAACGCTGGTGGTCGAGCCATCGGCACCGGCAACTTCCTGTTCCGCGTAGTGGCTAACGCGACCGACACCATCAGTTTCGTGCTCAATAACGTGGTCATTGTCAACACCGGCACTCGAGCGATCTTCGATATGTCGGATACAAACATCGACACCCTTTCGCTGACTGCAGTAACGATGACCAATATCGGTGCGATCACCTTCCCGGTCACTGGTGGCACCAGTCGCCTTGCGAATGATTGCATCTTCAACAACTGCGATCAGGTTTACCTGTCCACGCTGCCGTGCGATGGATTGGTGTTCAACGGCTCGAATGATCCGCTCGGTGCGATTCTCTGGGATGCGAGCTCCGACGAGGAGGCCCAGGATAACCTGACGTTCAACTCTGACGGCACTGGCCACGCCATCGAGATCTCGCTGAACACGGCTTCGCTGACGACCTTCAATATTGACGGCTATGAGGTCAGCGGCTACGAGACTACGAGTAACGGTTCTACGGGGAACACTGTGTTCCTTGTCGACAATGCAGCAGACGGTGACGTCACAATCAACGTATCTAACGGCACTGGCACCTTTAGCTACGAGCGCGCGGCAGGCTACACCGGAACAGTCACAGTCAACCAGACCGTCACCGTAACGATCACCGTGCAGGACACGGACGGCAACCCGATTGAAGGGGCCAAGGTGTTCCTCGAGGAGTCTGGCGGCACTGACATCATCTCTTTCGACATCACTAATGTCAGTGGAATTGTCACCACCAGTTACGCCGGCTCAACGCCACAGTCTGTTGTTGGCTACGTGGCCAAGGGCACCAACAGCCCGGTCTATAAGCGCGTGAACATCAACGACACGATCGGCGCATCAGGTCTCAGCGCGACGATTACCATGGTGAGTGACGAATAATGGCTGTCTCAATCGACTGGGTGACTGGCGAGATCTTCGTGCCGCGTGCTGACATGCCAATCATTCAGGTATCGCCAGAGGTTCGCGAGCTTGATACCGCTCAGTTTTGGGTCGACCTCAAGGACCTCGAGGCAACCGAGGAAGGTGCGCCATGGACTGACACGCAGCGCAACAACCCGAGCTATATCATCTCCGGGTTCGTCTACGCGCAGGCCTTCACGATCATTGCTCCATACTTCGTGACCTTCGAGGATGGCCAGTACACGGTGTCGCTCAAGAACACCAACAACAACATCCTAGACGTCGCCACGACCAACCAGGTGCGGATCCTGTCGCAGAACAGTGCCGGCCTGATCGCCGGCAAGATCCAGCAGGCTGACATCGATCTGTTCTTTGACAACCTGATTGAGAACGGCGAGACCTTCTCCGAGATTCTGCGACTGCTGCGTGCCAACGCGGCCGGCAAGATCGTGCAGGCTGTCGATGGAAGCTACTCAATACGTGACGCTGCAGACAGCAAGGACCGCATCGTTGGTGACGACTCCGCCAATGGCGGCAGAGACATTTCGAGCACGGATGGAACATGAGCAGCCACTATGGAGGATCTCAATACGCGAGCTCTCACAACCTGTCGTCGCACTACGGCAGGACGGCTCCGTTCGTGCCGCCCATCGAGGAAGTTCACCCAATGGGCTCGGATCTCGCGCGGCGAAAGAGGATACTCCGCGATGACGACGAGCTCTTAATGGCGCTCGTCATGGCATTTTTGGAGACTAAGGACTGATGGCGCTCAAGGATTGCATCAAGAAGTTTCAGAAGGCCGGCGTGCCGATCAGCTCCGCCGACATCGAGAAACTGGAAGCCTTCATCGAGCAGGGCATGACCGATGAGCAGGCCGTGCGCGCCCTGACTGTTGAGCTCGACAAGAAGATCGTCGACATCGCCAGCTATGCGGCGAGCAAGGGTGCGCAGGTACAGGAGCGCAAGGACGTCCTGGGTGAGGTTCGATCGTTTGCGCAGGCTGAGGAAAAGAAGCTCCGCACACGGCTTGCTGAGATCCAGAAGCTCACTGATGCTGGCGGTGCGCTGGCTCAGGTGTCTGACGACATCAACTTTATCGAGTCCATTTTTCGGCACTGGGAGCCCGGTGGTCCTGACATCGATGTCTATGACGACACGGCACTGATGACACGCATCAACGAGATGTTCTTCCATCCGGCTACCGGAGACCTGTTGCGTAACGGCAAGCTGGTCATGGGTATGCTGAAAGGAAAGACTCAACTCCAGATCTTCAATAACTTCCGAGATCTGCAGGACAAGCGTGAGGAGATCCGCACGGAGCTGCTCGATCTGCTGGTAGAAGGCCAAGAGATCACCAATCGCCTGCTGGATATGAAGCTCAGGGATAACGGTGTGCGCGAGATGACCGAGCCGTATCCATCTCTGAACGAGCCAAAGACCAAGGGCCCAAAGCAGGGCGATCTGTTCTCCAGCCCTGACGTACCTGTCGACAAGCGCATCATCGAAGCCAAGGCTAACTACGATGCGATCGTCAAGGTTGAGGTCGAGAAAGAAATATCTGTCGGCATCACAAGGGTCAATGGCCCTGCAGATGCGGCGCACGTTCTTGCGGAGATTCGTCGCAATGCCAGCGAGGGCATGTGGGCAGTCGTGCTGGACAAGGATAACAATGTCGTCGGCATCGTCGAGCACGCTCGCGGGACATTTGATGGAACGGCCGTGTATCCATCTACATACGCGGGGGCTGTAATTACGATACCTGGCGCTGCAAAAGTTTGGCTGATGCACAACCACCCGAGCGGTGTCCTCGAGCCGTCGCAGGCAGACGAGCGCATCACGCGGCGTATCGATCAGCTCATGGAAGGCTCAGGCGTAAAAGTTCAGGGTCACGTTTTGGTTGGCGGCGGTAACAGCCAGTTCACAGAGTTTGGTGAGCATGGCGTGCTGAGTCGTGGACCTATCACGCCAGCGGCTCGCAACAAGAAGGTGCCTGTCTACACCCGCAAAATTCGCGGTAAACAGAACGGCAGGAAGATCAGCTCGCCGGCAGATACCCAGCAAGTCCTGAAGGATATGGGCAACCCTGAAGGGGTGCTCATGCTGAACAACAGGCATCACGTTCTCGGCTTCCTGTCGATGACTCCACAGGAGATGTCAAAGCTCAAACATACTGGCCAGTCGAACCGCCTGATCCGCGCTCTTGCTGACATGAATGCTGCCGCCTTCATCGTATCAACTAAGGAAAAGAACACCACGGCCGCGAACAATATGGCCAGCTTTGGCAACCTCGCTGACTGGAGAATGCTCGATGCGCTGTACTTGGAAAACGGCCAGACCAAGAGCATGGCTTCGGAGGGCACACTTTCGGCTACCCAGACGTTCTATCAGTCATCGATCGGCTTCACATCTGGACTTCTGACTGCTGCCCGCACCATGCCCAATGGCAAGGGCAAGGCTAACGAAATGCTCGCCCTGCTCAAGAAGCAGCCAGGTGTTACCAAGGCGGAGATGGAGTGGCTCGGAGTAGATGAGTGGCTCGAGGCCGAGGCCGAGCTAAACAATACTGTTACTCGCGACCAGATCATCAAGTTTGTTGAGAATAACGGCATCGAGGTTGTCGAGACTCAGGCCCTCGGTGACGCGGCCTATAAGGGCCAGTCAATGCCGAACGGCAACAAGCCGCGCGACATCTTCCTGAAGCTGCCAGAGATCGCTGAGGACACGCTGGTATTCACGCTCGACCTCGAGCACATAGGCGAGGGTTATCCAATCGACGACGATCAGGCCGATGATCTGTTCACATTCATCGAATCTGAACCGCGTATGGCTGGTGCTGTCCTCGAGCGCGAGAACTCAGGACAACCAGACCTCAAGCTGACCGTCAGCAATGTTACTGAGCAACAGTACGATCTGCTCGTTGAGGAGATGAACGCGCTCAGCCTGAACATTGCGAAGGAGACAACGACCGACTTCAGGATCGAAGCTCCTCCTGCTGGTGAGAAGGGCCTGCAAGAGAACTTCGGCTTCAGTCACTTCAACGAGAAAAATATCCTTGCCTGGATGCGCACAACTGAGCGGTACGGCCCGAGCGGCGAGAGGATCCTGTTCGTTGAGGAAGTGCAGAGCGACTGGCATCAGCGTGGCAGCCGCTACGGATACCGGGGTGACGAGGAGGGCCTGAGCCCAGAGGCAATCAAGGTCCTCGACGATGGCATCAAGGCTGCCGAACATGAGCGCGTTCTGGCAACTATTGCTCTCGATGAGGTGCTCGATAGCAGCGATCTCCTTGGCTTTGACACCAAGGGAGAGGCGAGGCGTGCGGTTCGCTTCAATAGAGACTGGGCGGAGCGATGGGACGTAACAGATCCGGTTGCCATAGAGGCCGGCGACCGATACGCAATGGCGGTTGAATCGCACAGGCAGGCCAAGGCATTAAAGCGTGAAGCTCTCAGAAAAGTCGTTGACGCTGTTCCTAATGCACCGTTCAAGGGACGAGGATGGCCGTCGCTGGCGATGAAGCGGATCATCCGGCTGGCTGCAGAGGAGGGTTACGATCAGGTCGCTTGGACTCCCGGGCACGTACAAAACAAGCGTGCCGGCAGGGAGGCTGATGACTCAGCTCATGTCAACTTCTATGACAACGAGCTCGTCAACCTGACCAACAAAGCTGCGCGCAAACTGGACAAGAATGCCAACGTAGTACGCAATGGCCAGCGAGTACAGACGTCGACCGGAGCACCCTTCAGGGTGGAGCTCAGGAGAAATCCAAGGCTATACGGTCAAGCCCGGGAGACCCTTGGCTGGTATGTCATGGATGCCACCAACAGAATTGCCAGCGGCCCGTATGAGCTGGAGGAAGTAGCTCGAGGTATCGCCAATAAGAAAAACCATCAGCAGATCCGAGTGCATTCGCTCGACATCACTGAGGAGATGAAGGAGCGAGCTCTCGAGGGTCAAACGCTATTCCAGAAAAAGAAGGGATCAATTACATTCGACGAGGTCGGCCGAGCCACAATCAGGCTGTTCCAGTCTCGCGACCTGTCTACATTCCTGCATGAGTCTGGCCACCTGTATCTCGAGGTCATTGGCAGCTTGGCAGAGCGCCCGGAAGCAACCGACAAGATCAAGGCTGACTACGCGAAGATCCTCGAGTACCTCGGTGTTGAAAACCGCGGACAGATTACGCGCGAGCACCATGAGCTCTGGGCAGAGTCATTCGAGAAGTATCTGTACGAGGGCAAGGCTCCAAGCATGGCCCTGCAGGACGCATTCAACTCCTTCCGTCGATGGCTGACTGACATCTGGCGCCGGATGCGGCAGAGCCCGGACGCCATTCAACTGACCGACGAGATCCGCGGAGTCATGGACCGGATGCTCGCGACTGACGACGAGATCAAAGCAGCCAGAGCCGTGGAGCAGCTCCAGCAGACCTGGCTGACGGCCGAAGCCATGGGCGTGTCGCAGGAGGTGTTCGAGGTCTATCGCACCAGCATTGTCAACGCCAACAACGAGGAGCTCGAGCGGCTCACCGTCAAGGCCATGGCAGCACTGAAGCGCGATCAATTAACGTGGTGGAAGGACGAAAAGAAAAAGGTTCAGGCTGAGGTAGAGGCCGAGGCGCACGCTGCCCGGGTCTACAAGGCGCTTGCATTCCTGCAGCGCGGTACACGGCCTGATGGGTCTGCACTCACTCGGGCGCCATTCAAGCTCGATAAGGCAGATCTGATTGATCGTTACGGCAAGGAGTTTGTTGGCAGGCTGCCAAAGCCTTGGGTGTATAGCGTGGAGGGTGGCGTAGACACTGACGTTGCCGCTACAGCACTGGGATACAAGTCAGCCAACGAGATGATAGAGGACCTGATTAAGGTCCCTTCCATGAATAACTGGATCAAGGCTGAGACTGAAGCTCGGATGCAGCAGCTCTTTCCCGACCCACTGATCGACGGCTCAATCGCTGAGGACGCCGTCAGGATCGTTCACAACGACCGCAGGGCATCGGTGCTGGCTGCAGAGATGCGTCAGCTACGCGAGCTCCAGCGCCGCGACAGAGCAATCGTGAGCGCCACCAAGAAGGACATCCAGAAAAACCGTACTGCCTCCCGGGATGCCAACAAGGCAAGCCTGCCGAAGCGCGAGGAGCTGGCCATCATCAAGCAGGCTGCCAGAGCAACCATCGGCGCCAAGCAGGTGAAGGACATCAATCCACGGATCTACCTCAACGCAGAGCGTAAGGCTGGCCGGCGAGCGTTCGAGCTGGCTGGACAGAATAACTTTGAGGAGGCCTACGTCGAGAAGCGCAAGCAGATCGTGAACTACGAGATGTATCGCGCGGCAGTCAGGGCCAAAGAGCAGAGCGAGAAGATCCGCAACTACATGACTAAATTTTCCAAGCCGAGAGTTCAGCAGCGGCTCGGAAAGCTCGGTGTGTTGGACCGCATCCTTGCCGTGATCGAGAACGTAGACTTTGCCAACAAGACACTGAAGGAGGTGGAGCTCGACGCAGCACTCAGGGATCTCAGAGAGGCTGTCGAGTCTGGCCGCATGGTGGTCATGCCCGAGACTGCAGAAAAGATCTTCTCCGGCAATGTGAACTGGAAGGAGCTGACCGCTGATGACCTGGTTGGCCTGCGCGACATTGTCAAGCAGCTCGAGAAGGAGGCCGACCTCCAACTGAAGATGCCAGTCAACGGAGAGATGATTGTCCTCGAGGAGGCCAAAGAGGAAATCATCAGCCAGATCCTCGACAACAACCAGAATGTCACGCTGCAGAAAGGCACCAAGACGCCCAAGCAGCAGCGCAGCAGAGAGCTCAACAGCGCCATCTCGCATTGGCTTGGCCCTAGTGTCTTGGCCAGACTGGTCGACGGCGAGGGATGGGGTGCCATCAATCGCTTGATGATTAACAACATCAGGCGCGCGTACACGGAGCGCCTGCTACCGATGCAGCAGAAGGCCCTCGAGGACGTCACGAAAATCTGGACAAAGCGTTACACCAATGCAGAGCGCCGGCGCATGGACCGCAAGGACTTCGCTGTCGTTGGGCGAGAGCAGATGTCACGCAATGATGTCATCTCTCTGGCCCTGAACATGGGTAACGATGGCAACCTCACCGCGTTGCTTAATGGCGTGGACGAGAATGGCCAGCTCGCTTATCCCGAGGCTGACGTCAGGGCGGCGGTCGCAAAGCTGGAGTCAAAGGACTGGATGTTCGTGCAGGACATCTGGGACTACATCGGCAGCTATTGGCCGCAGTTATCGCAGGCCATGAAGGAGCGCCGCGGAGTATCTGCCGAGAAGGTAGAGCCGACCAGCTTCACCATGGTTGGATCTGATGGTGTCGAGGTAAACCTAAGTGGCGGCTACTACCCACTGGCTTACAACCCAGAGTTCAGCGATCGCGTGAAGGCCCAGATCTTCGATGACCATTACACCAACATGGGCAACGGTGTGTTCGTCAGCGCCACGACCAGAGCGGGTGCAACTTACAATCGCGTCAAGAACCACAAAAACGTGGTGGCCCTGGGTGTGTTCCAGATCGACAAGCACCTGAAGGAGATCACTCGCGACATCGCTATCGGCAATGAGGTCAACTTTGTCAAGAATCTAATCAACGACAAAGACGTCCGTGCTGCCTTCCGCAAAACAGGCAACCTACAGGCGCTCAATACCTTGAACCTGTGGCTGACTGACGCTGCTGTCGGAGAGCTGCCGGCCAACTCAGTGGTTGAGCGGCGCATCGCCTACATCCGTGTTGGCTTCACCAAGTCGAAGCTGGCCTACAACATCTACACAACTGCGCTGCAGCTCACTGGTGCCTTTCAGTCGATGGCTGTTATCGGATCCAAGTCCATGGCGATGGGCCTCGGTCGCGTCATGGCTAATCCAGTCAAGGCATGGAAGGAGGCATTCGAGATGTCTGCCTTCCTCAAGGTGCGCTACGGGCAGGCCAATGCGTTCGACAAGGATGTACAGGATACGTCGAACTTCCTGCAGCAGAACTTTGGCGGCGGCATCCCGACTACGGCGAAGATGGCCATGGACAAGATCAGCCGCACGTTCTTCTGGCCGATCGCCAAGATGCAGTCGCTCGTCGATGTGACAACCTGGTATGGCGGTTACTGGAAGGGGCGCAACGAGGAGGGCCTGTCTGATGCCGATGCAATTTTCTACGCAGATGCGCAGGTAGAGCTCGCGCAGACGTCCGGATTTTTCTCTGACAGATCCAACATCGAGCGCGGCACACTGAGTACCAGTACCCGACAGCAGCAGTTCATCAGGCTGTGGACGACGCTGATCTCCTACATGCTGCGCAAGGGCAACATCGCGTACATGAAAACTCAGGAGTTCAAGAAGGACATAGGTTTCATCTCCGCTGCTCAGTACGCCTCGGATCTGATTCTGTTGTTTACCCTCGAGGGGCTGACCAGTGCGCTGATCTACGGAAACTGGCCTGATGATGCCGAGGAGCCAGAGGACTATCTCAAGTTCACCGCTGAGCAGACTGCTCTGTCGGTGCTTTCAGGCGTACCATTTGCCCGGGAGATTACAACGGCCGTCTATGGCGGCGGCAACACTCCAGTAGGAGGTCTAGCCAGTGACCTGTCAGATCTTTACATACAGGCATTGCAGGGTGAGAACGACAAGGCGGCGCGCGAGGCTTTTGTCAAATCGTTTGGTACGCTATTCCATGTGCCAGCCAGTCAGACCAACAGGATGTTGGAGGCACTGATCGACGAGGATGACCCTGAGCTCCTCGAATACTTCACAGGGACGAGAGACTAATGGCTATCGATAGATTCAACGGGGTGATCGCATCACTGGCGATCAAGGTTCGATGTGTGGTGGCGGTTGAGAGCAACGTCCCTGTGCTCAGCGGCATCAGCAACCCTTACGGGGGCGTGTTCATTGCAAATGGAGACCGCGTCCTACTGACAGCGCAGAGCGATGCAACCGAGAATGGTATCTGGGAGGCTGACTCGGTTGGTGCTTGGTCACGCGCGCCAGACTGGGATGGCAGCAGCGACCTTGTCAAGGGCACGACCGTTTGGGCTGGACAGCAGACCGGCGATGACAGGTTGTGGCAGGTCCAGACGACTGGAGTCATTCAGCCAGGTGTGACCTCTGTCTCGATCACTGAGCTCTTTAACCCTGAAGTAGCAACAGCCACCAGCCTGCAGGACACGACTGACGTAGGCTCAACAACAACCAACTCGATCACCTTAAACGGTGGCTCGATCGTCATGTTCGAGCAGGCCACTCCGCCCGAGTCCAGTGCTGCAACCTTTGGACAGATCTGGGTCAGGAACTCCGCACCTAACGTCCTGATGTTCACGGATGATCTCGGCAACGATGTTGAGCTCTCGAGCATTGCGGGGGCGCTGCCGGTTGGCACAGTCAATGATTCGCCGCTGGTCTGGATAGATCCGAACTGGGTAGAAAACACATCGATCAGGCTTGGCGCCAGCAACATAAAGATCAACGAGGCCGCGACCGCTGCAGCTTCGTCGGCTGGTGTTGGCCAGCTTTGGGTAAGAAACGATACTCCCAACGTGCTCGTATTCACTGACGATACCGGCACTGACACGGTCATCGGGTTGAGCAACGTGGTCGATGGCGCCGTCGCTGGTGACATGGTGTACTGGGACGGCTCGACGTATCAGCCGAGCAGCAACATCTCATGGAACGAAACCACTCGCCAGCTCAGGCTCGACGCTGGCTCGGTCGCTGGTGCTTACATACTCGAACTCGACATGGGCAGCAGCACCGCGGTAAACGGCATCAATTTCCTGACGACCGCGAATAACCCGTACAACTTCATCCGCGTCAGCGACCAGACTGGCGGCAACGGCTTCGAGATAGAGATGGATCACACCCTCTCGTCCGGCAACCATCGCCTAATCATCAAATCTGACCTGTCTGGAGATCTCCTGCAGTTGGAGGCTGACGGCGTTATCCGGTTCCTGCCGTTTGCCGGCAGCCCGGTCGAGATCAGCAGCGTCAGTGGTGTCGAGAAGGTTTTTGTGCAGAACGGCGCCACCCTCATGTTCCAGGAGATTGCCGCAGCACAGGCAGATCAAACCGGCCACGGCCAGCTTTGGGTAAGAAACGATACGCCCAACGTCCTTGTGTTCACTGACGATACCGGCACCGATTGGGATTTGGGTGTAGTTGGTGTAGGTCAGTTGGATGAGCTATCCGATGTTGTAAGCGCGACGAACACGAACCGTTTTGCACTGGTGGCAAACGGCACGACTGGTTACGTTGGACGCGCCCTTGTTGAAGCTGATATCTCGGACCTCGGAACGTACCTGACCACAGAGACTAACGACCTTACCGCCGCAGTAACATGGGCCAACGTACCTGATGCAAACATCACCGAATCTAGTGTTACGCAGCACGCTGCTGCTGTTGCCGGCGCTTTTGTCCTTGACGATATCAGTGACGTAACCGAGACAACTATCACCACCGGCGACCTGCTGCGCTGGAGCGGCACCGCCTGGGTCAATTACGCTGACAGCAACTTCGCGGCAGCATCGCACACTCACCTGCTCGCCGCGGGCGCGACTGATGTCACGGCGTCTGCAACGGAGCTTAACCTGCTCGACCTGTCTGGCCTGACGGCTGGCTGGGTGTTATCTGCGGATACTGCAACAACTGCGAGCTGGAAGGCTCCTGCCTCCGCTCTAGTAGACGGCACTGTCGATGGGCAGATGTTGTATTGGGATGAGACTACAGACACAAGGTACGAGCCGACTCTCAATATGCGGTACTCGGAACCGTCATCTATTCCTACACTGAGCTTCTACAGTGCCGCTGGCCTCACGCTGGAAGGCTCTGTTCGTGCAACTACAACCGCCCTGCAATTGGTGAATCAGTCGGGCACGATTGGTCTGAGCATGAACACAGTGACGGACCTGATTAACCTGCCAGTGCGCGTGAGTGGCGGCACATTCAGTGTCGGCAACTTGGCATGGGGCGAGAACATCACATTCGATGCCAACACCACGGCAGGAAGGGTAACGCTTACAGGGAGCTCAAAGAACCACTTGATATTTCAATCGCTTGACCTTGGGTTCCTTGGTCAGACGATAGCGGCAGGAGATCCGGTAGCGATAGCAGGCCACTCGCTGATCTGGTGTTGCGACGATGCGGCCCCGGCCCTCTACGACCGCGGCGAGTTCATATCCTCGCCGCTGAATAACTTGCAAGTCTGCACATGGCGGTTCAACACCCCAACAGGGGCAGCAGACCCAGCGACAAGTCTGTTCCGACTGAATAGCGCGACACCTGCATCCGTCACAGAAATCTATCTGGACGACAACGACTACGCTGACGATGATGCCGCATGGTTCCTTGACACCATTGAGGTTGGCGATGTCCTGACACTCCGCACGACTGCTGGCCGACAAAAGTATTTCGTCTTTGAGGTGACAAGCGTCACCGACAATACTGGCTGGTGGACGATTGGCGTATCCATTATCGACAACGGCACGACGATATTCAGTAACGTCGATCATGTTCAGTTCGAGTTGCAAAAGACATCTGCCGCTGCGGGTGGCACCGGCAACGTCAGCAACTCAGGAACTCCGGCTAACAACGAGATTGCTGTATGGACTGGCGCAACCACCATTGAGGGTGATCCCAACTTCACATGGGACGGCTCGGTTCTTGATGTAACGGGAACCTTGGTTCTCGCAAGCTCGTCGATATTCCTTCAGCAGCGAGCGGCGGCGCAGGCCGACTCTGTTGGCTACGGACAGATCTGGGTCAACAGCGCCGACGATGAGCTGTACTTCACAGCCGACGATGGTGTCGATCATCAGGTCTCAAATGTCGCAATCACCGCACTAACGGGAGATGTAACAGCCACAGGACCCGGCTCTGTCGCAGCCACGATCGCAAATGACGCGATCAGTTATGCCAAGATCCAGAATGTTGTCTCGGCAAACACGTTGCTCGGTAGTCTCTCTGCTGGCGGCATCGTCACTGAGCTGACTGGCACCCAGGTCAACACCTTCCTGCCTGTCTTTACTTCGACGCTGAATGGATCGGTTCCTCTGTCAGGCGGCGGCACAACCAACTTCCTGAGAGCAGATGGAACATGGGCCGCTCCTGCCGGTGGATCCGGAACAGTTACATCATCGGGCAGCCCGCTCGACAATCAGATTGCGGTGTTCACGACCGCGACTGACATCGACAGCAATGCCGGCTTCACCTATGACGGCACCCAGATAATTGCAACGCCGACTGTGACCAACGGCTTTGAGGTTCATGGTCCTGGCAACCAGTTTATGATCTTCGACACGGTTGGCTCTGGTGATGCTGCTGACGCCTTTGGCTTCAACAAACAGGACGATCTCTGCTTCCTGCAAGCAACGGATGACTCGGCTGCCACCACGCGCGCCTTGATAAATATGGATGTGACGAGTGGCCTTGTGCGTATTGGCAATACCACTGGTGAGATCATCCTCAACAACTCGACACGCCTCGAGGACAACTTTGAGATGCGCTTCGGTAGTGCCGCTGGCGGTGATGCGCAGATCGACTGGAACGGCACAAACCTTGTCATCAACACGGCCACTGGCGGGGTGCAATTTACGTCGCCAACCTCGGTAAGGACAGGCAACGCCTTTACGCTGTACGACTCGACCAACACCGACACGTTCTCGATGACCAACAATGGCACCGACATCGTGTTCTCGAAGGTTGGCCTGGGTACGCTGTATCTCGACGACACGTTGAATTTCCAGATGGACGACAACGCGACGTTCATCATGGGAACGACTGGCGATTGCACCATGACGTTCGACGGCACCAACGTCGCTATCGCTTCGGCGGTTGGCTCGTTCGACTGGGTGTTCACGGACATCGACGTCAATATGCAGGACAACGATATTATTCGTGCGAACCTGCTCGACTACTCGATCCAGTCCTCGTCGTCGACGCCTTCCGGCACCACGCAGACACTCGACTACACTGTTGGCCCTGCCTTCGAGGTGGACCTCGAGAGCGTCACTGGCAATATCACCATCACGCTGTCGAATGCGCCTGCCTCCGGCACCTACGGCCAGATCACGGTCAAGGTAACGCAGGACTCAGCTACCGCCCGCACGATCACATGGGCTGGTGGCACGTTCAGATGGGCAGGAGGAGCGGCTCACGTAATGAATGCTACGCTCGATGGGTTCTCAATCTTCACGTTTGAGACTTGGGACGGCGGAACCACTTGGTATGGCGCAGGAGCGGACTACTCGTAATGGCATCAAGAGTCATCATCGATGGCATCAGTCCTGACGGACTGTTTGCCAAGTTCACACAGCCAAAGGCATTCCGCGATCGCGTGCGTGAGACTCGCTTCAAGCAGGACTGGCGGATGCCTGGATGGATGTACGAGATCCTGCAGCTTGGGTGGAACGGAGAAGGGGATCCGCTGAAGTGGCTGGCCATGGCGATGCAGTCATTCAAGGGACCAAAGTACCAGCGCGGAATGCTCTCAGGCATGGGCGTCAAGCGGGCGATTCTTGGCGGGGGCGGGGCCAGCGGCGTATCGCTAACCAATCATAGTTTAAGTTCTACAGATATAGGTAACCTAGTGACTTGCCGCGTCGTTTTCCAATCGGACGGTACGCTAGTACACGACGACGATGGCACCTTAACCGATGTAGCGGCGGGCGAATGGCACACCGACGAACCGAGTACGACCGGGGCCGACTACGAAGTACGCTATACATCGGCCAGCAAAACCGGCTCAACGTACTCTACCCCGGCGGCGGCGGGCGACACTTGGATTAGAACCGACGCCGATAGGTCTTGGGGGCATTCGATTATTGCTAAGTCGGCACCCGATAGTAGGAATAGTTCGGCCACGTTTGAACTTGGCGACAATGGAACGTCTAGCGCCGACGATAGCGCGACCATCACATTACAGGCAATTAACTAATGATTATCCAAAAACCATACACTCTCGACTATGCCCTCTGGCCACTGATAGATCCTTCGGAACGGTGGATCCTAAACAAGCTGGAGCTGCACGTTCGGCTCGGTATGGAGGCGTACCCTTGCGGAGTGGTTGCCCCTGCAGGTGACTACTGCATCCGGCCGATAATGAACCTGTATGGCATGGCCGGCGGCGGCTTCTTCAAGGTTTCTCATCCCGGCGGCAGGATCCGCAACCGTCCCGGCTACTTCGCTACTCCATGGGTAGACGGTCAGGCATCGTGGACCTACTACCTGAACGACAACCCGCTGCGTCAGACACTCGGAACCACTGACCAGAACGGCCGCATGACAGTGGAGGACCGGCAGACTGGCCTGCCCGGTGTTCCGGTGGAGCTGCAAGGGATCTCGAGATACCTCGAAATAGAGCGCATCGGCAACACCATTATCGAGGTCAGCCCGCGGCACTTCTCTGGTGAGGCTCGTCAAAACGTCATCGACGACTACAAGGGGCAAAATCCTGCATGGGATGAGCTCGACGAGAATGGCGATCCGCTAAACACCAATCAGATCCGCGGGATGCTGCGTATCGATTACGGCCAGGACGAGTGGGGTCTGGTTGGTTGGCGCTGGACGACCGACCAGACAACGTGGGTGACGGCGTGAACGAGAATCAAGAGGTTTGGGATGACTTTTTTTGCACGTTGGTTGGCTGGACAATGCACCCCGGCTACTACCGAGAGAATGCCACCAAGCCCACCATTGAGGAGTGTGCGGATATGGCTGACGAGATGATGCGGGTGCGCAACTCGAGGACAACGGAATGATATTTACTCGCGGACACGCATTTGATTTGGCGCAGCGGTTCACTGGCATCAAGGAGATTGGCGGCAGCGTCGACAACCCTCAGATCATGGCTATGCTAAAGCTCGATAACGCATGGCCAAGCAACGACGAGGTGCCGTGGTGCTCTGGCTTTGCGAACTACATCTGTTGGCTTGCCCGCCTGCCGAGGTCAAAGGACCTGCGCGCTCGGTCCTGGCTAAACATTGGCGTTGGAATCTCGATAGACGACGCGGAGGCTGGTGACATCATCGTCATCAAACGAGGCAAGGGTGAGCAGCCGGGGCCCGAGGTTACTGATGCACCCGGTCATGTCGGTTTTTATGCTGGCAGATCCGGTGATCTCATCGAGATCCTCGGCGGCAACCAGTCGGACACGGTGAAGATTTCAAGGTATCCTGCATCACGACTTCTTGGAGTACGGAGACTCGACTGATGAAGCGATTGCTGCAATGGATTGTGGCTGTATCCCTCCTCGCAAGCCTGACGATTGACTATGATCGCGGGTTCACGCTACGAGCAGCATATGCTCAGCAGGCAGGAAGCCTCACAATAAGCTGGACACCACCAAGTCAGTACACGGACGGAGCTCCGCTGCTCGAGCAAGAGCTGGACTTCTACACGCTTTACTGCAACGGCTCAGAGGTCAAGCAGATCGACATGGTTATTGGCGATCACACTGACGTTGTCGACCTGACAGGACTACCTACCGGCGACTACGCCTGCCAGCTAACTACCACAACCCTGCTTGCTGCGGAGTCGGGGCCGTCTAACAGCATAAATTTTACTATAGGCCCGCGTGTCCCGATGGCTCCTGCGGGCCTGTCGTCGATATAAAGCGCCGAGGATCCGGCTGCTCGTTTTGGTAAGGAGACCGAGATGGAAATAATTACTGCGTACTGGGTAACAGCGGTTGGCCTGCTCATTGGGGTTGCTGCTCACATTGTCAAGAAAGTGATCGAGCAGCGAGAGACTGACCTGACGTTCTCATTCAAGCGATACCTGATGGAGAATCCCTACAAGACCTTCATGGTTATGTTTTATGCGATCGGCGGCGCTGCTGGACTGGCCTTGGATGGTAGCCTGACGTTCTATACCGCCATTGTTACGGGCGCTGCAGCCAATAGCTTCAGCGGCAAGGGTCAAGGGTGAACCTCTGGGCCAAGATAAAGTCGATCGGCTGGCTGGCGGCCGCTGGCGCCGTCCTGACGGCTATCCTGATGGTTCTCGCGGGCGCAAAATCTACCCGCCTCGAGCGCCGCGCCAAGAAGGCAGAGCACAAGGCCGAGGTCATCGTTCAGGATCACACCAAAAAGAATCTCGAGAAAGCAGCTAAACTGCAGGCCGGTGCTGCCGCTGACAAGGCCAAGGCTGCAGCCCTCAAGGAGAAATCCAAGGCCCGCCTCGAGAAACTCGGAGACCATGATGAAACCCTGGCTGATCTTGCTGACAATTTTAATAAGCGGGTGCGCGACTGAGCGATACCAGATCCCTGACTGGCAGACGGTCGAGCGTGACCAGACGCAGGAGGTCGTGGATCCTGACTCACTCCCTGAGCTATGCGACATCGATCGCGAGACAGGTGCTTGGTCGCTGGAGTGCTGGCAGATCTTTGTACGTTACGTCGAGATCGCAGAAACAAACACCGAGGTAGCTGCGCTGATGGCTGATGGCCTGCGCAAATCTGATGCTGCCTACGATCACTTGGTCGCTGCCGGCAAGCTCGAGCAACAGCTTGCACAGATTAGGCAGGACCTCCTCGAGGACGAGCGTCACGCGCATAAGATGGACAACTGGTTTTATCGGGGGATAATCGCGCTTGGCCTGATTGGAGCGGCACTATGAAAACCCACCACAAAATCAATTTAACGCTGGCTGGCCTGCTTGTGCTTGCCTGCTTTGTGATGTTCATGCAGAGAGCGAATGCGACTGGCGGTGAGGAGCACGGCGACTGTGAGCACCCTCGGTTCATTGAGCACGGTTGCGGCGGCGAAGGCCCTCCGGGCCCGCAAGGCCCTCCTGGTGAGCAGGGCCCTCCGGGTGAGCAAGGCCCTCCGGGTGAGCAAGGCCCTCCGGGCCCGCAAGGTCCGCAAGGTCCGCAGGGTGAGCAGGGTGAGCGCGGGCCACAAGGAGAGCGAGGTCCTGCCGGCGAGGTTCCGACAGAGTGGATCACCAACGTCAACAAGCTGTACGACGAGAGCAGAAATTATCTTGCAGCAACGCAG